ATCACTGAGCACATCGTCAAATACATCTTCTATCGTTTCGGCGTTAGCCATAGGAATTATCCTCAGTTATTAAAAGTCTGCTTTGTGTATTTCGAAATCACCGGTTACAACATGCGTTAACTGGGTGTCAGGGATAACGCGGTAGTTCTTAATCCCGCCCACATTCACATCTGAGCCCTCATAGCGGTTCATGCCTACAGTGCATCCAATCTCTAAACCCCAAATTTCATAGGGCTGCTTGGTGTAATTTGCGTGACCAGGTGGATATGAAAGCGGATTGCAACCATCAACACCAATAAAGGCAGTTGGGCCAATAGCTATTACTTTGGCGAATTGTGCAGCCTTCTGCTCTTTGTTCACATCGGTGAGAATAATCCCACCCTTGCTAACCTGCTTTACTTCTACCAGCTCAATTAAAATATAGTGCCCGGCTGGCGTTACATTTACTTCTGACATTCGTCATTCCTCTTGATTAATAATTTCTTGCGGCTTCCACTCCAGAATCTCTCTGAAGATTGTTATTGCTTCATTGCGTGCGTGAACGATGCGGATTATTTCATCGGGAGTACCGATAATTAAACGCTCATGCTCATCTTTCAGGCTCTCAGATATTTCAGCGAGGAAGGCTTGAGTAACTTCATCATTACGCCATACATCAAAATCATTCTGCGTTATCATTTTTCGTATTCTCTAGTTCAGACTCATGCTTTTCTGAGGCCATTCTAAGCTCCTCATTTTGCGCCATGATATTTGCATGCGCTGTGTATTTATCAATTTGGTTTTTCGCCTGCTCTGTTTCAGCTTGTTCAAACTTGAGAATGGTATCAGCCTTGAGGTTTTCGATTTCCTCAAACAGCTTATCTATCTTCGCGTTCGTTTCGGTCGCTTTGACCTTAGCTTCGAAGTCTTTACGTTCTTCGCCGCTTTTCAGCAAATCAGTCTGTAATGTCATTAATTGCAATTGCTGCTCAGCCAACTTATTCGCGTAATCAGACGACTGTTTCATTGGTGCAGCTTGTTGTTTTTCCTCGGGCGACATTTCAGCTTCGTTCGGGAATATCTCATCAAGGTTTTCGCTGCCGATTCGTTTGTAGTAATTCTTTACGATCGGCACCGGGTTACCGCCAGCCTGAATAACGCGATCAACTTGTTCTAACTCTGCCTGAGCCAACATAATACGCTGTGATCTGCTAGACATTTCAGGATTTGCACCACAGGTTACACTTAGTCCGCTAGTCTCAAAGTCCTCTTCAAACACGGCCTCATCATCACCAACAATTTCTTTGTACTTGTCGGTATCAAGATGCGCCCGATTAAGCTGGAACAACACGCCAAACTCTTCTGAGATCGAATCGATAATCATCCCCATATGTGCAGTATGTGGCACTAAAGCCTCTTGTGCCATTACCAGCGCGGTAGTGGGCGCGGTGTTGGCCTGTATCTGCCCAGCCAAATCAGAATTGGCGCTAAATGAGCGTGCCGTGTTCTCCAGCTTCTCATTGAGCATGAATAAGGTTTGACTTGGCTCTTTGTATGGCAGATGCGCTATTGATGCCTGTAGCGTTTCTGGTGAGCATTCGGTTTGAATATAAACGTTTGGCCTAACAGTGATATCGCCAGCCTTGCGTCTAAAGTTTTTAGCAACCATGCCGCCATTGTTTGTGGCAAGCGTCCCACCATTCAATAGATCGTTAGTCGTCTTGTTGTGGCCAAGCGTCATCGAGCCAATAAGGTGATAGAAGCCAACATCCAAGAAGGTGCCATCAGAGCTTGGTATCATCCCAAACTTAGTGATAATTTTAAGCGGCTCAACGCGAACGATTGTGTAATCGGTCAGGTCTTCTGGATCTGGCAATTCTTGCTTTAATCCAAACTCTGCATTTTCAGCAGTTATTTGTTGGGCGCGCTTCTTCTGCGCAGACAGCAATGACATTGGCTTGATGCCATTCTTTTTTGAGCTGACAATAATTGTATCTTCGTCGTAACGAGCAACCACCTTAACAACCTTGCACGACTGAACGTGAACCGTGATGATGTAGGGCTCTTCTATGCCATCCTCATCACAATCTAACCAGCAGTATTGCTCATAGAATTTATTATCGTTATCAGCGGTTTTATTGGCTTCTGATTTCTCATTACTGCCTTCATCGCCATCTGCATCTTTTGCGTACAGGTCTTGCTTTAGCCATGACCCAAGCTTGAATCGCAAATCAGCTTCGGCTTTACTAAATGGGATTACATGCGTGAACGAGCGGCAGGTTTTCATGTTGCGGGTTTTCTGATTCACATAGAAATCAGGGTAGTTAATTACTTCCGACACAGGGCGGCCAAGAGTTTCTTCGTAGAATGTTTTCTTGAACATGCACCCTGGATTTGGGAGCGAATAGAGAATGCGCTTCATGTCCGAGCGCCACTCTTCCATCTCAACGTTAATTTGCCAGTTCATCAGCTCATTAACGCGATCAGCTCTCTCATTCTTACGACGAATGTCATCTTTCTTTTTCTTGATGACCTGCATATTTTCATCAATCTTTGCAGTGACCTCAGCCGCGGTCTTTTGCATCTGCTGAACTTCTGGGTCATTCGGATCGAGCTGCTGCATGCCCTCGGTGATTTGTGCAACTTGATCTTTCCAGCGGTTTATCTCAGCAGCCTTCTTGTCAATTACATTCTTGATAGTTGCCAAGCCGGTGATTGTGGTCTTGGCCAGCTTTGGATCACGCATAATCTCAATAGCGCCGCGGTTACCAAATGTGTTTGCTGCCTCGGCCAGAATTGGAGACTTGAAGTTGGCAGCGTTAGGCCACGGCTCATCTTTACCAGAGTATTCCGGCTTGCACAGCTCTATCCCGTTTTCTACGCCTTCAATCCATTTAGCCATTGAGCGCTTATCTTGGTTCGCTCGCTCAATTACATCATCGGCAATAAGCGCCAATTTATTCGAATCAATATCGCCAGCAATGTTAACTTTGCCGATTAGTTTTACAATGCTGGTTATGCTCATTCAGATATCCCAATAATAGGTGTAATCGATAAATATTTCTGTCTTGTATGGCTCTGCCGCGTCGTTGAACGGGAATCCATTACTCCACTGGCTATGATGCGATACCCCAAACCTTAAGTTTTCGTCACACACAATTCCAATCTCAATTCGTGCGCTGTATTTGCTAACGCTATCGAAGTAATAAATTCTTTCGCCGTCATTGAACTTCGTTGACTCGTCAAACTTATAGCCGGTGCCTACAGTTGCATAAGCCTTGTCACAATCCGCGCTCGCGTAATCACAAGCACATACTACCAAAAAACCTATAAATATAATAATTGCTTTCATTCCCGAATCCCCTGATTAATTTATGTTGCGTTATATTGCCTAGCGAATACATAATATATCTATATTTATAGATAATCAACCGAGGATATATGAAAGATTTTGTTTCTTTGCTTAAGCGAGCTGGAATCACTAAAGCCGAACTAGCGAGACGCCTTGAAATCAACCCAAGAACCGTGAGCGCATGGGGCAATGAGCCGCCTGTGTACGCTATTGCTTATCTGGAACTGTTGGTTGAGTACAATCGGGTTGCACCTTAACATCAAAATCGCTCTGCTCATTATCGTAGGTGCTAACTATCTTTTTTACTAAGCTTTCAAAAGCTTGCTGGTTAGGATTGCCCGCATTGGCGCGAATATCTTCTAAAATTTGCTCGATCAACCCAATGTCGTCACAGGTGAATACGTCAGATATCATGCCCAGCTCCCGCCTGTTCTTTCAGGCTCATAGTCGTCTTCGTAATCGTCATAAATATCAACGGGTAATTGCAGCATCATCACGGCGTCAGCCATGTTGGGCAATGCTATCTTCTGCGCTTTCATTTCTGCCTTGCTTAGTATCTGGATTCTGCCACTTGCTACGTACTTACGCGGTATACGGCATATTTCAGCGCGCAGTTTTGTCATTTCACTAATTCCCGAACTGAAGCTTATTAGCTCATCCGGCGAATAGTAGCGGCCCTTCTTAACCGCCAAATAGGTTTTGAATATTCTATCGCGTAATGCCCAGTAACATTGAGCGCGCAGGTTAGTAAACAGCTGATCGTTGTTTCTCTTCTCTTCGCCTGACCATTGCTCACCATCTATCGCGTCATAGGATTCATTTGGAGCGTACTTTGATCCAGAGCCATGGAAAGGCACTAGTTTTATCTTCTTTCCTCCTAGCGCCTCGTTAATCTGGCGCTTGAGCGTTAACCCTAACCCGTCAGCATCCCACATGAACACATCAGGCTTAATCTTAACGGCAAATGTTGTGGCCCAGTCTGTGGCCTCGTTAACATCGCCGCTTGATGTGCTGGCACAACCAAGCACTACAGAGCCATGCTGAATCGCCACAGCCTTGTCGTCCCCACTATCAGCAGGGTCGTAGCTCATCTTCTCTTGGCCTTGCGGTTTAAACCCTAAATGGACGTGCGCATCAATGCACGCATCGAACCATTCAGCCTCAATAATCGAATTCGCTACAGTGTCCAAGAATGCTCCAAGCCATATATGATCGTATTTGGCGCGCGACTTATTTTCAAAATCAAATTTTCTTTCTTCTTCTAGTCCTGAAAATTCATACCACGGATTATCGGTGTAGTTAAGCTTAATAATTAGATGAAGATCATCCTCGTAAAATCCGTTTTTGTTTATCTCATTCTCGAATGGAATTATGAATCTTTGGCTGAATGGATCAGCACTACTATTCGGGTTTGCCACAAAGAACATCTGAACCCCAGCCAGCTCATCATCCTCTTCGATTGTTTCGCGTATTTCACCAGGCAGTCCAAACCTAGCCTTGTTGCGCGCAGTTGGCGTTAGCTGCGTTAATGAGTCATCGCTAAGCAGTGCAGACTCCTCCGAAAAAAACCTCCTAAACCCTTGTGATGACTTAATGCTTGCCGGGTTACGCGATAACCCTCGGTATTTAAACTCGCCGCCAGACTCATGATATATAGCGGCATCCTGAACAGTGAAACCCTTGAAATTATGTCGCTTTATTTCTTCTTTGTTTAGCGCGTGAACAGATTCCGAAATTGACTCTTGATACTCACGAAGGCAATAAACCTTATCGCCGTAGTCCATTACGCCAGCAATCATAATGTCTGCTACGCCAACGGATTTCATTGATCCTCGACCACCAATAATAATAACGAATCTTTTCTTGGTGGTTACTGCTCGCTCTAATGCCAAGCACGTAAACATTACAGGCTCTTTGTCTACCTCTACCCATTCCCCATCTATGCATTCAATTGAGCGCAGCAAAGCACCATCAGGGTGGACAATACCGAAAACAGTAGAGTGTTTTTCTCCTGTGATTTTTTGTGCGTACTTCTCACAGTTTTTGAGCGCTTCATGCGTTAGTTTTTTACGCATTGATAATGCCAAAGTCCAAGCACCCACGACCTTTTCTTTTCTATTTTCCAACCATTCTTTGCAATTGCATCTTCTGCGTATTGCATTGTTTCTGGACTAACAACATTCACAAACTGAGCGCCGTTATTTTTGATCTCACACACTATCTTAAGTAGCGCCTCAAGCGCTTGGTCTTCATTGCTTAGCTGCATTTATAATAGCCTCTAGTGCTTCAAGTCGTTTTGATAGCTCGGTAATTTCTTCAATCCCCAATGATTTACTGATTGACTCAATAAATAAATTACCAAGATCAGGAGGTATATCACCACTAGCCATTGCGTTAAGTATTACTTCGGCTTTTTGTATGGGGGTGCCATCTTTAGGCCAATCGGTTATTGCGATTGTTTCGAATGTTTGCTTGGTAATTGGAGAGTAACGCTTTAGTAATTCCTGTAGGTAAATACCGCCCTCATCAAGAGCCTTTAGAACCAACATGTCAATGAATTGCTCCTCGCTTAGATTTGCCCTTCCTAGCGCCTCAATGATCTTGCGCTTAATGCTTGAGGGGCCGCCGCTGCGATTTTCTGGCTTGGGCTGATTATCTTTTGAAAATGCCATTTTTCACCGTGTTAGTGTGTGTTAACTCAGTTATTTTACCATATTTCAGGCAATAAAAAAGCACCTTGTTTAAGGGTGCTTAGTACGAATGCATCGTGAAACATAATCGTATCATGTTTTTACAGCTTTGCAACATTAATGTAACGCATGATCATGAAGTTATTGATCGCTTTGAAATATGAGCTTTGCTTATTCCGCGAGTTGATATTTTTAAATCATTGATAACAATTCCACTATTGGTCACGGTAAGCGCGAATGAGTACATCTTACCGTCAGACTGATCTCTCATCCAGCAAGTATAGGTGCCGAATACATAATCAGTGAGGGTTCCGTCATTGTTTAGCGTTCCGGCTGCTGTAGGAGCGTGTATCACTGAACCTGATACGATTGCGGGGTCTTTACCTATCGACCACGTACCAGTATTCATTGTGCTCATTGTTACAGCAGTATAGCCGGCCATAGCTTGAACGGTTGAAGCCTTTGTTGCAGTTAGCGTCCCATCACCAACCGTGAAGGTCTGCGAACCCATTGCCGGGTAAGTTACGCCATTAGAAAATGCCGGCATTGAAAACGTGAACTCGTTTGAGCTAGTTCCGGTAATTGATGCAGATTTCCCTGCAAACGTAAGCGTTGTTGCGGTGCCTAGTGTGGTAGTTCCACCGGTATACCCTGTGCCTCCAACGCTTACCGGACTTGTAAGTGTGTCAAGGGTTGCACTTGCGCCAGCAGAAGCTGTTACAACCTTGATGCCTGCAGAGTTGTTGTTACCCTCATAAACCGCGCATCCGTCAGAGAATCCAGCTCCAGCCGTTAATCCAGCACTCGTTGTTACTGGGATAGTTGTCGAGACTGAATTCTGATAAGTCGTCAGGATATTCGTTGCAAGGTCGTAACGAGCCTCAAAGGTATCACCAACAGCAAACGTGAGAGCACTGCTCTGCGCAATTCTTGTCCCTATCGCACCGGCCGTAAGAACATAAACGCTTAGCCGGTTAGCCTCTAGGCACGCGTAATACCCATCAACTGGTGAAGGCGTAGCGAATACCGCGCCAGACGTGTCAGAGAATCCGGCGCTAGATAGCGCAGTTACCCATGTAACTGACATAACTCCAGACGATGGCGGCGAGTTAACAAGAGCAATTGATATGTCAGTAGAGCTTCTTAGCGCATTGCTGACTATCTTGAAATTGTTCTTTACGTAAGTCCATCCAGTAGGAAGGGTGTACGGGTTTGCGTCAGCGGATGCACTTACATCGATTGTTAGCGCCATTACATGAAGCCCCCGGTGCTGATTTTAATATTGTCAAAAAACATGTCAAAGGCAACAGTCCCATCTTGGGCATATCCGCCAAATGTCACCCGGTCTAGTGTTTTGTTATTTGGGTGACGATTAAATAGCCCAGTACAGTTTGCATAAACAACGCCATCAATCTCAAGATAGTAAGCGCCGTTTGCAACTTCATTACCTGACGTCGTGCCGGTATTGAATTTTTGGTGAATCTTAATGGTTCGCATTGGCCCGCCAGCTATCCCGGTGTAGTCGGCATTTTGTGGCGTGCTTATGACTGCAGTTCCTGGGTAGCTTCTGCCAGAATACTGTGGGTAAGCTCCATTGAGATAAATAACGTTTTGCGCATCATTTGTGAGAATTGATCCGTCTCCAAAGGAGATTGCAGGTAATACGCCGCCAGCCAAAAGTCCGTATGTGGTGTTTGAGTAACCGTAGGTGGCCTCTTCGCCTGGCAAATTAATTCCAAAAAATTTAATAAACTTCGACCACTGACCAACACTAAGCCGAGCCTGAATCTCAAGGTAAACGTCATTCGTATTGGGAGGAAAAAAGAACTCCAACCATGTGTAAGTGTTACCCGTAGCAATTGGAACGGCAGACTTGAATTGCCCGCCAACAATGCTTATTGCGCCCCCACTTGCAGAGCCAGACCCCCAGCTAGTGTTTGGATAAATCGAAGCCGGAACCAAATTACCGTCTGTGAAATTTGCAGTGCCGATTAGAGTTGGAGTTCCGCCGCCCTGAGCGCTCGAATTGAATTTACCATTACCACTGGCAACGCCTGATATTGTTATGCTTGAAGGAGCGGCCACTATATCTCATCCTCTGTGCGTCTTGCGTGAGCTATACTTTGGTTTTCTTTGGCTTGGCTGTTGGCTTAGTTGTGGTCGATTTAAATTCTGCTTCTGCTGTTGGCTTAACTGGTTTCTTTGGCATGATATTTTCTCTGGCGTGATTAATGGTTGATATGAGAAGTTTAATTAATTGTGCGGTAACGTACAAAGATCCGATTATTTGGAAGATTTCGATCCAGCTTAGGAGGCCTACACCATTCTCTGCAAGCCAGTAACCAAATATGTGAGGCTGTGCGCCTGATACGATTACGCCGCTTGCTGTTGTGGTTGCCGTGATAGTGGAGATCTTACTGCTCGCTGCTCCGCTTATCGCGTCCATAGCGCTTCCTGAGTGATCTGTCATAGATGCTTCTTACCAAATAGTACGCCGCAATGATTATCTTGACGGCTATAAGGAATAGTGAGGCATAAAGTGTGTAGTCGCTTAATGATTCCACTCCTCAAAATCCCCACCAAAAGTGTTACTACTTCCATTAGATAGCATGAGTTTAGAATTATTTCATATTGATCATAGAAAAACCCGCCATCACTTTTATATTGGTAATTAGCAATGAATGTTGTGAGCATTGCCGCCATCTCTAATGAAATAAGAACATAAGCTATACGTATTTTAGCGCATTTATAAATCGCAACGATATAGATTAGCGACCATAGAGCGCTATTTATCCATGCGTACCCGTCATCGACAGAATACAACATATCGGGAATATAATAAATTCCTATGGTTATAAGTAAAGCTAATAAGTATCGACTAATCATAGCTGTCACCGTTCTATTCAGGATCACATTCTAACTCTTCGCGTATTTTATCGCATAGTTGAATTTTGTTAAACCTGTAACTGAGCGCTAAAAATAAGCCCGCATGTTTTAAGTGCGGGCTTATTTATCTTCGCTATCTCCCCGCGTTGCCGGGATTTGACGCCAGAGCAACATCTATGCGTCAGGCTCTTTGTGCCTTACGGCGAATATGGACCCTGCCCGTGGTGCTTGAACCCACTACAACATAAAACTAACGCGCGTTCTTTTATGTTGAGCCTGCCTAATCAGGAGCAGAGAATATGGAGGCAGCTAGGAAGATTTAACTTCAACCTCTGGCTCTCCCAGCGCTCTGACATTGAGCTACTAGCCACCATAAATCCCACTATACTGCTGAGAGTGGGCGCTCATTAAAACGACTATTCAGGGTGATCACGTCAATATGGCCTTAGGTGAAATCGCTCAAAACCCCAATCCCCTCCCGAATAATCAGAAAGCTAATTATACATCACTCTTCCGAATTATCGAAAGCATTGCCTATTGTGTCGAGGGCTGTTTTTACGGTTTTGTATGCAAAGCTCTCATCAACTTTTTCAAATGCTTCATCGCGATTGCTTTCGCCATCATCATCACTGAAAAATTCCAGCATTACGCTGCACACACCAAGACCTTTAGCTTCAGGGTGAAAATAAAATTCAATAACAGGCTGCCCATCTTCGTCATCCCCCTTCTTAACCAAGATCTGCCCAACATCCGTTTCATACAATTTTGCAAACATATCACTTCCCCATTAAGTTATTTAACATCACTACTTCTGCGCCCTGCATTACGCCGGCCTTTTACACTCAGCGCAAATTCTTACATCTTTAACCCAAATAAAATAGTACGATTTACAATTAATGTTTTCACAGCGGTTAATTAGTGTCATGATTTTACCACCCTTAAAAATTCAATTTGTTCTTTGTAATGCGAAATTTTTTGAAGATAAACTTCACGCGATCCGGTGCGGAGCGTCTTCCGATTATTGTACATGTGCTGCCAGTCTTGCATGCCAATTTCTTGCTTTAGGCGCTCGTTAAAAATGTAATGGTTACCCTCTTCGGCCAAGTTACAACGTCCACATTGTGGGCGCACCGCGCGCTCATCAAACCATAAGGCTGGATTTACGGCTTTACTGAATGCATGACCACCTTGGCAATCAATCGTCCCTATCTTAATAGGTCTATCGCAAGTGTAACAGCTGCACCACTCACCATCGTGGCTATGAACCAGCTTTTGATGAAGGCTAAATAACTCCCAAAGCTCTGCCTTTATCGCTGAAACCTTGCGAAGCTTTGGTTTGGTCTTAGGCTTAGGCTTTGCATTCCCCTTAGCCTCAGAATCGTCTAGCTCGCATGCAGCACAGCAATGCTTCGATAATGTAAGGCCTCGTTTAACCGGTGTGAACTCTTGGCGGCATGTTCGGCTTAGGCACTTCTTCTGCTTTATAGGCTTAATCATTCTATCGGCCCCACATCCATCTTTTTCACCAAAGACGCTCTTGCCATGTCAAATAACGCTATCGCCCTATAGCAATCAATAGCGCCAGCAGCACCGAAAGTTTCTAATTTCCCTTCGCTGTTTATTATAACTATCGCAGCCATCTCAACCTTTCCATAATCGCCAGAATCTATTTCATCAGCAATGCAGCGTAAAATGTTTGATGCTTGCTGCAAAATAGCTGCTGGCAATTCACTGACACTTACCTTCTTTTTGGTGCGTACTTTTGGGCAAGATGCACACCATGATAATGGATTATTCCCGCACTCAATATCTCTGTCTGGGCAAACTATTACTGTTCCAGTATTCATCTAAACCCCTTATTCATGCGATAGTTAAAGTTATACATCAGGTATCTCTCGCTCTTACCGTATATGTAAGCCAGCAAGCTCCAAGGTACGTTTAGTGTTCTTTGTTCGGCGATGAATGCTATGTCGAATTTAGTTAGTTTCATTTCGGTAATTCCAATAACGGGGCCCAGTGAGTTACATGCGATAAAGTATCGCGCCCAGACCACCACCCTCTAGAATAATGCCCTATAATTTGTTCTGGCGCAGGATAAAGTCTGCTGCCTCGAGTTGCCATAAGAATATATTTTTCACCATCCTGCGGTGATAACGTTTCTATTGACTGCAATTCAATCATCTCATTCCCCGTTTTGCTTACGTTGCAATTTATTAAACTCACCTTTTGATTCAAGCGCGCAGCCCTGTGTTGCTGCGAAATTCTGTAAAAATGTTAAAACTAAAAACATTTCCCCCTGTTTCCATGATGAACTGCTGGTGTAATCAATCTTTTCTCGCTTGGTTAGCGGGCAAATTACTTTGTGAAGCATCCAATTATAAGGATTTTCGCGATAGAAAAGCCCCTTAACCGTTTTCTTCATCCCCTCTAGCATGCCCTTGGTTACTTCTTTCGTATGGCATGGTGTCAAATATGCGGCGAACTCGGTGCACCAAACATGAAATAAACTGTTTTGGTCAATTGAGCGATCTATTCCAATGCGTGGCGGTGCATATGTTAAGTACTTGTACTCTGAAAAATCTTTCTCGACCTTTGCAATGTAAGCTTTTTTTGTCTGCTCACTGTTAACTGTCCATGACTCACCCATAAATCACCCTCTGGCCCCCTTACAATTCGGCAGGTGCTCATAGCTGTCTGTGCCGCAGTAGGTGCAATAACTTTGGATTAAACCGCTTCTTGTCTCTGCATCCTGCTTTGCGGCTAGCCATCCTTGCCATAATCTGCAAGTTTCTTCGTATGCATAATTGCCCGTACTTTCATATCGCGTTAAATTGTAGTTTTTAAAAACTAATTCAAATCTAGCACGCTCTTCCTCTATCTGTGATTTGGTCATGGTTTAACGATCTCCTCAAGGAATCCAACTGGCCACCACAGCAATTGATTTTCGGATTGTTTATGGTAAATAACCTTTCCTTCCTTCTCAAGCTTTTTAAGCGCAGCTCTATGCAATGATGTTGGATAGCCAAGCTCGCAGCGCAAATGCCATGTTGGTATTCCGTGCCATTTGCAGCAAAATGCATCATCAATTTTTTCGCTTATTTGCTTTATGTGGTCGCGCTCCCACTGCTTGACGCGAGACTTGATAACTGCAAGATAATCAATATTCATAATCCACCCCCTTAACGATGCTAAAATTCCAGCATAGTCGCAGCACAAAGCTCAGCACCCCAAGCTCTATTTGCAAATTGCCAAGTGCCGCACTTAATATCGTAATGTGGGCTATGTATACCAATCTCAATACTAAAATATTTAAGTGCCTTTTCTCGCCAATAAGCACTGTTATAAATTGCGTCTAACATTTTCTCACCTTAATAGTTCGTAAATGTAACAAGTCAATCTTGCGGACGGAATGTAAATATCCGCCCAGTTCATTTATTCCCAGCCGCCGCAAATCTCGGCGTTATGTGTTTCTGCCTATATTCGGAATTTCTTCAAAATAAGTGCAATTTTCAGCACTACCTTGAATTATGTTTGTGCTTTTCTTGTACTTGCCGCCACGGATTGCAAAGTTTTCAGCAAATACTATTTTTACAGCGCATTTGTTATCGGCTGTTCTTCTTTTGCAATTTACACATGTTTTTTCCATAATATCCTCGCAAGCAAGCCTGCACATAACAAAAAGTTGCAACCGATGGAATTACCATCTAGCCATTTAATTTCTAGTCACCGCCACGGGCTGAACTCGGCGTTATATTGCCTCTACCGTTTTGGTAGATTCAAAGGTTTTAATGTACTCAAGTAAATCCTGTGAGCATTTTTGAAGTCCAACATTCGCAGCGTGGGCGTAAACCATGTGCTTAACAATTTCCCACGGGTCGGTGCCTTTCGCAAATTCGTAGGTAACATTAAATCCTTCGCTAGTTGCCAATTTTAATTCTGACTTTGCACGTATTACATTTTTCATTTGTCTGTACCTTGTAGGTTAAAGCCAATATAACCAGTCGTTGAAAAAGGACGGTCTGTAAGTCGGTTAAATTTACTATCTTTATCATGCCGCCTTTTAACTCGGCGTTAAGTGTATACGCTACCGGCTTGGCCTTGCTCATTGCTTCCAGTGCATTCCAATCTGTGATCGCTTGCCTTAGGGCATCGTTTGTTTCCACAAATAGGGCACAAAATATATCGCGTTGCATTGAGCGGGAAATCCATAAAATTATCTCGCAAATCAAACTCTCTTATGCAGCGCTGGCAATTATAATTACAAGGCTCTGCCATTATTCACCTCAATTTGTATATTTTATAAATGCAGAAAAACAATCCACATAACAAAACAATGAAAACAAACCATGCTGTCAATTCATCGCCAGTCATTACGCTGTCATCGCATGAATGAACGGTTTTACAAGTGACCAAAGCCAAGGCGCAACTAAACAAACCACTACTCCAATTACCGCGCCAATAATTACCAGTCCTATGAAAAATCCGTCTAAATTTATATAGCCATTTTGTCGCTTCATTTTCGCACCTTAAAATTAATAAATAGGTGCTTGCCGCACTCACGGTGGCAAGCACACCGTTTCAGTCGCCCCAGAACCCCAGAGCTTTTAGTAGAGTGCTTACCACTGAAACTCACTTAACAAAGTCATCAAGCGCGATGCATCAAGAGCATCGCAATTCTCTATCTGTAAAACGGCACGGCTTATAACAGCGTTACATTCATTCGGTTTGGTGCTTTGGTCTATTCGGGAAATACCAGTCGCGGTTATCAAATCCGCACTCTGTGCATTCCCATCCAGTGTCCGTTGCGCCACCGCACTTAATGCACGGTTGTTCTTCATCATCTAATTCTAAAACCGTATCAGTTGCCAATTGTGAAACCTCCAAAATAAATGTAACAAGTCAATATTACGGACGGGTCAAGAGTCGCCCAATTTTCTACCACCTACAGCCGCCGCAAATCTCGGCGTTAATCACACCTCATCCTTTAATGCTGCTGCGAATTCTTTGCCTTGCTCGGTAATGTAATAAGCGCGTATACGGCGCACGCCAAAATCCCACTTTCCACCATGCCCTGTTCCTTGCCATCCAGCAGTTGCATGGCCAGCCTTTACAAGTTTATTTAGGGTTCTTGTTCTCTTATTTGTCACCGGCTTACGCCAAACATAATCCCAAACTTTACATTGCAATGACCAAACCGCGTCACTGTGTAGCGCATCAAGAATAATATCAGCGTGCTCGAATTTCATTTGTACGGAAAAATAATAATCTGCTTTCCAGTCCCAAGCGCTAGTCGATCCAGACGCAAGCTCTTTAAGTAAGAACTGTTCTAGTGGCTTCATTGCGCACCATCCTTTAGCGGTGGAGAAGGTGGGGCGTCACCCCAATACAAATAGCCCCCTTTAACTTCTCGACTTAAATGAGCCTCACCCTCCGCATCAACAAAACCAATAGGCTCAGATTCGATATGGCTAGGCACTTCTGCCTTATTGGCGGTTACTTGCTCGGCGTACAGCGCTACAGAATCATAAATTGCGTCTTTGTAAATTTTACCTTTTCCAGTTTCCTGCAAATGCTCTAAATCAATTTCATGAATATAACCAATCGGCTCAACGCTTTCATTCAGTTCTGACTTGGCGGTAACTTCAAGCGCACCATTTAATTCTGATAAAAATTCATCCCATTCGTAAGGGCTTCCAGTTGTTCCTGTGGAAGCCATCATAAGAATATGACCCGCAAGCTTTTCAAAGCGTTCGAACGGTTGCGCTTTGGATTTATCAACACTCTCTTTCGGCTTGGCGTCGATTGGTTGCACGGCTTCGGATGGCTTTGGCTGAGCGAATATCTTGGCGCCCCGAGGAAGCTCAATGCCTTTATTTAATTTAACGCCGCGCTCATTGCCATCTTTCGATTCCCAATACACGCCCACAGGCTCTTGCTTCTCCAGCTCAGCAAGCTTTGATTCGGCGGCAATTACCCGGTCAATTAGCTCGACCACAACCTCGCCCAAAACTTCACCCTCAATAGCAATTTCTCTTAAATTTTCAAGCATTGTCATTTATCCATCCCCTCTAAATTCTTGATGAGCTCTACTTTGTATTTCTTGTTGATCCTGACTACTTGCTTTTCATAATCAGCAATTGATGTTGGCGTGTTTGGTATCCAACGAGACAACCTAATGAATCCCTCATTTTCTTTCTTTGCTTTGTTTCTGGCGGTTATTTTTGCTCTTGTTAATCTCATACGTTGTTTCCATTGTGTTTTTTAGCATCTTTTAAACTTGTAAAGCTTAAATAATCACCTGCTATTTTTTCGTATTCTGAAACTGATTTATAAAGCAAATACACATAACAAATAGTAAAATTAAACTTTGCAATGTATCGGCCATCCTCACAAAGCCAGCCGTTTTTTCTAACCTTTTGCCACTTACACAAGGCAGATAGCTACCTTGCCAGTGCGACGAATAAAACCGCCCTCGATAACACGTTGAACCCACTTAACTGCGGTTACATTGGTAACGCCAAAATGACGCATTACATGGCCGCGTACTTCATATTCAAACAAAGTGTAAGATTTTGAAGCAATTACGCGAGCAACTTCTTTAGCGTTGAATTTAGACATTTTGTTTCTCCGGCTTAGTTATTTGCTTCAGTGAGATCATAATATCAATGTAAGCGCTTACCGTCATACAATCATTAGACCAAATAGCTATTTAAAATTAAAAGTTAAACCCAAGTTGTATTTCTCCAGTTTCTTTTGGATTTCTATCACCTCGAATCGCATCAAGATATAAAGCCCTATGCTTTGCTGCTACGGATAATAGCCATCCTCTGAAAGATGTCAGACCAATTCCTTTAGGCCTTCTCGCCTGTGCCTGAGCCACATATACTTTAGCCATATGAGCGCAGAACTTTTGATCCTCTGTCATACCCACCTCTTAGTTGTCCGCTATTTGCGGGTTAGATTTCTGTAATTCTGGTGCAAATTTCTTGTGCCGAACAACTCCAGACTTTAGGCAAAGACTGTCCCTAATCGTTCTGAGGTCGCCTACGATAGATCGTGCACAGTCACTATCCACACCGTCATTATCGAGTACGGTTCTTTCAATCTCTAAAATTGATGCCTCCACCCACTCTAGCTTTTCAAGCGAGTAAGTTATTGTTTTAGCTTTTGGGTTAACTATCATTCTTCTTCTCCGCATCCAATCTAAAATTAATTAAATATATTGTCTTGCTCTTTCTTTTGCGCGAACTAATTGCCGAAAATAATCAAGCGCTTGCGGCCAATGGTATCCATCAATAAATCTTAATAGCTTTCCTTGAAACTTTTCACAATTGGCTTTATGTGGTCGGTCATCGCAAAGGAAATCGTTTTTATCACCAAGCAATCCTTTGTCATGGGTAACAATAATTCTGCGCTTTAATTCTGGAATATTATCAATAATCCATTTCGCCTTATCGCCATAAGCATAGTGAACCCCTGTTGGCGGTTTAGTAGCAATCCAAACCTCAAACCCCATACCGATTAAACTTCTTACCGCTGCGATAGCACCATCAATTGCAGGCATGGCAGCATAGGCCCCTTCAATCTTCTTGAGCTCGTCTCCTGTCATTCC